TAGCGGGTCATGACACCTTTACGGGGCACGAAGTCCTCTGTACCGAAGATAGTTGGAGTCACCTGAAGAGGGACATAGGGCGCATACACATAGCCACTTTCAAGGAAAGAAGAACCTCTACGACCGACAAGAATAACGTTTCTTGGGAAGTATGGGTCAACCATCACATCAAATTTGCGGCTAAGCGAACCAGTCTTAACTGCACCAATGTCTCCCCTGTCAGCATCAGCAGTCACATTGGCTCGGAAGCCAGCGGTGAACTCAAGGATATTAGCAACCTCTGGGGAACAAACAATGAAGTTCGCGCCTCCACGAAGCGTCTTAATATGGATCTGAGCAGAAACATCATTGATAGTTTCAATGAGAGTCTCATACCACTCGCTTACCGTTCCTGTGAAGTCAGGAGCAGCGGCTGTAGCACCGAGTTCTGCACCAGTTACGCGATTCACAAAAAGACCCGGCGAGCGCGACCAATAGAAAGTACCATCCGTCGCGCCATTAACAAGGTCTGCGAGGATCTCACGATCAATCTCAAGAGCAATTTGCTCGGAGAGAATACTTGTGAGTTCCACTTCAGCGTCCAAGTTGTGATAAGCATTGAGGTCTTGCCCAAGTTCGGGAGTCCACTTTGCTTTCAGTTTCTTGGTTTGTGCTGTGATAGCAATGCTATCGACCTTGATGTCAATCTCGGGGATACTTTCTGATCCTTCAAGACCCCACTCTACTGTACCTTTAACTGATCCAAGAGCAGTGCTGGTTGTGAGAGTATCTTTGATTGGGAATTCCATCACAATCGCTGCATCGAGGGTGCCTGCGCTTAATGCGGCACCATCATATGCCTCATCAGCAATCCCTGCGGGAGCGATAAAGACAAAGCGTACTGCCTTCTCAGCTGTCGCCGCCTCGGAAGAGGAAACAAGATGAGTTAAACGGCGAGCTTGCCTCGCAGATGTGCTTGAGGCTACAACTTCATCGAAAACATCCGCAATTCCCGTTGAAATAACGGCCAACGTAGACCCAGTAGGAGTAAAGGCAGCAAGATTATCAAGATCAGCCTCTGTTCCGCCAGAACCCGTCAAACAAGACTCAGCAATATCGAGAACGACAATCAAATCTCCATCAGTGGCAGACATGATATCTGGGTCATATTTAATGTATTTGGCGTTGGTTTCACTAATTGAACCAGAAGCAACAAACATCGCTTTTGCTTTAGCCAGATTGACATTAACTTCGACAGTCGTACTTCCCGTGGGGGAAGAATAAGAATACCCAGCCATGCCACGAGGACCTGAAAGGTCTTCTCCGCTGGTGCCTCGGATATTAACACCTTGCGTGATTTCAGAACCAACTTTGTCGGTGCCGTAGATCGAAGCATCGGCTACGTTACCCATGCGAACTTTGTCCGTTTTGGAAGCATTGTTCAGATCGTCACTATAACGGAAATCAAGGAAGAAGATCAAACCAGAGGGTAAACTCATTGGTTGGACGCTTACAAGTTCGTTTGCGATCAATCCAGCGAATACTCGTCGGACGATTGGGAAAGCCACCGCCGCAAATCCTTCAACATCGCCTGCGGCCATGGAAGAAGACTCACGAAGAAGCTCCTTGGCTTGGTTTTCTAAAAGCCTAGCCATACTGTTTTTGGCTTGATCGTTGTCAAGCCCCTCAAGAAGTCCGGTCCGGGTCCACTTATCAAGAAGAGCAAGCCCTTCCTTCTTCATGTCGCGGTCTACGATACCTTCTGTGAGACGTTCAATTATAGACATAATATTTTACCTCCTTTTGTAAATAGTATTATAACTGCCCCTGCCCCGAAGGGCAAGGGCATCATTACGTCAATTTCAGCTTGCGCCACTTTCACCAAGAAGTCCACGCACGATAACAAGACCGTACATATCTGGACGAACCATCTTTTTAGCGTAACGAGTCATGACACCTTTACGGGGCACGAAATCTTCAACACCAAAGATAGTTGGGGTTACTTGGAGGGGTACATAAGGCGCATATACATAACCACTTTCAAGGAAAGAGTTACCACGACGACCAACGAGAACAACGTTTCGCGGGAAGTATGGGTCTACCATCACATCAAATTTGCGACTAAGTGAACCAGTTTTGACTGCACCAATATCGCCCTTATCAGCATCGGCGGTTACATTAGCACGGAATCCCGAAGTAAACTCAAGGATATTAGCAACTTCAGGGTTGCAAACAATAAAATTTGCTCCACCACGAAGTGTTTTGCGATGAATTTGAGCGGAAACATCATTGATGGTTTCAATGAGTGTCTCATACCA